TATAGACTAGCCGACCAATTTGACCAAGACGTACTTGGTTATATGTCAGGTTATAAGCAATCAGCTACACATGGTGTTGCAGACACAGCTAATACAACTACTAATGGTAGTGTAGCTGTTTCAACAGCAGGTTCTGACGAACTCTTATCCTCAATGAAAATTGATGCTGAAGACTTCGGTGGTTCTGCTGGAGATGCTGTAGCTATCTTACCAAGAACAGGTGGAGCTACTACTGCTGCTCCTGCTAATGGAGATAGAAACCCATTGACAGTTATTGCTAGAATGTCAAGACTACTAGACCAACAGAATGTTGATACTAACGGAAGATGGTTAGTGTTAGACCCTGTATTTATTGAAGTACTAAAGGATGAGGACACAAGATTGTTTGATGCAGACTTTGGTGGTTCAGGACTACAGAATGGTTTAGTTCTTAATAATCTACACGGATTTAAAGTGTATCAGTCAAATAACCTACCAAGTCTAGGAACAGGACCATCTAATACAGGTGCGAACAGTTCTACAAACTTTGGTGTTATTGTTGCTGGTCACTCTTCATCAATAGCTACTGCCGAGCAAATCAACAAGACAGAGACTTATAGAGACCCTGATTCTTTTGCTGATATTGTTCGTGGTATGCATTTATATGGTAGAAAGATTCTTCGCCCTGAAGCAATCTGTACTGCCGCTTACCACTTAGCATAGGGAGATTGAATTATGGCGAATATTACTGCTGTTCTTAAAGCCGCTTCTGGCAACTCCCAGAGAGGTAGGAACGTATACTACATGGATAATGTTATTGACTTAACTGCTAATAGCATTAATCCAAACGGTGATACTATTCAAGCTATCACAGTTCCAGCTAATACTCTTATCGTGGCTGCAGGTCTTCAGGTTGTAACTAGTGCAACTCAGAATACTGGCACAGATGCAACTGCATCACTTGGTTTCACAGGTGGTGACGTTGATGAGTTTGTTGCAACTTTTGATATTGACGGTGCTGCCGATGGTGCTTATGCTCCTCAGATTGCAATAACAGGTATGACTGCTTCTACTTCTGCTGACACTATTGACGTGTTATTAGCAGGTGGTGGTGCATCATTTACTGCCGGTTCAATCCGTGTGTATGCAATAATGATGGATATAAGTGACCAAGGTGACATGTCTGCTGACGAAGTTGACAGAGACACTTTAGCTTAAATCATACATAAGGGAGCAGGGCAACTTGCTCTCTTATATTTATAGGAATTATTATGGCAGAGACTTACCTAACAATAACAAATAAAGTAATAGCAAGGTTGAATGAGGTTGCATTAACTTCAGCGACCTTTTCTAGTGCTAGGGGTATACAAGTTCAATGCCAAAACGCAGTTAATGAATCTATACGTTTTATTAATCAGAGAGAGTTTAACTATCCCTTTAATCATGCTACTGCTACTCAGACACTGACAGCAGGTGTGGTTAGGTATAGTTTACCTGCTTCTACTAAGACAGTAGATTACAATACATTTAGAATAGTCAAGGATAGTGACTTAGGTAATAGTGGATACAAATTAAATCTACTTGATTATAATGACTACATAAATAGAGTTATAAATCAAGAAGATGAAATAAATACTACAACAACTAGTACAATACACACAGATAGTATAACAACTATAACTGTAGCAAGCACTACAGGATTTGATAGTGCAGGTACAATAGTCATAGGTAATGAGACAATTACTTATACAGGAGTAACTAGTACTACATTTACAGGTTGTACAAGAGGTGCAAGTAGCACAACAGCTGCTTCAATAGCTAGTGGTGTCACAGTAGCACAGTTTGACAGAGGTGGTGTTCCTGAATATGTAGTGAGAACACCTGATAATAATTATCTTCTATACCCATTTCCAAATAAAGCATATGCAATAAAGTTTGATTACTACACATTCCCAAGTGATTTATCAGCACATGGAGATACTACAACTATACCTGATAGATTTGCACCTGTAATTGTAGATGGTGCTACAGCATTTGTGTATCAGTATAGAGGTGAGACACAACAGTATCAACTTAATATGCAGAGATTTGAACAAGGCATTAAGAATATGCAAACACTATTAGTAAATAAATTCTCATACCTACGTTCAACCTTTATAGCTAGAACAGGTAGTGCAGACATTAGGGCATTATAATGGCAGACCAATCTCAAACAGTACCTTCAGCATTTACTTGTGAAGGTGGGTTAGTACTAAACAAATCTACCTTTATGATGCAACCGGGTGAAGCATTAGAGTTAGAGAACTTTGAGCCTGACATAACAGGTGGCTACAGAAGAATAAATGGATACTCTAAGTATGTAACAGCAGTTGTACCACAGACAGCATCTGCTACAGAAAAAGTACTTATGGTTGCAACCTTTGGTAGTGTCGTGTTAGCTGCTAGAGGTACTAGTATATATAGTGCAACTCCGGGTGGTTCATCATGGACTAGCAGAGATAGTGGCAGAACAGGTGCTTTAAAGTATAGGTTTGAAAGATATAACTATGATAACACAGATAAGATTATAGTTGTTGATGGTGCTAATGCACCGACTATATTTAACTCTTCACTAGTAGCTTCAGATGTTTCAGAGTCTGCTGTTGCAGGTGCTAAACACGTAGCATCATTTAGAGACCACATGTTTTATTCAGGCATGTCAGGTACTCCACAGGAATTAGTGTTTAGTAAACCATTTGATGAAGATAACTTCTCTAGTGGTTCAGGTTCAGGCAGTATCAAGGTTGATGATACCATAACAGGCATCAAAGTTTTCCGTGATAACTTGTTTGTCTTTTGTGAGAATAGAATATTTAAATTAGCAGGTTCGTCTGTAACTGACTTTGCGATGACAGACATAACAAGAGATATAGGATGTATCAACGGTGATACAATCCAAGAATTTGCAGGTGACCTTATATTCTTAGGTCCTGATGGTTTAAGAACCATTGCAGGTACAGCAAGAATTGGTGACGTGGAATTGGGAACTATAAGTTCTAATGTGCAGTCTATATTTAATGAGAATATAGCTAGTGCATCAGAGTTTGACAGTATAGTCATACCTGATAAGACACAATATAGAATATTCTTTACTAAAAGTGGTACTGTAGATAATCAAACTAAAGGTATCATATGTTCACTTAGAGGACAGAAGTTTGAGTTTGCAGAGATTAGAGGAATAAAACCTGCTAGTACTGACCACTTCGTAGATGATGGAGATGTCCTTGTTTTACATGGTGGATACGCAGATGGTTTTATATATAGGCAAGAAGTAGGCAATACATTTAATGGTGTTAATATAGCAGGTAAATATAGAAGTCCTGACTTAACATTTAATGACCCCGGAATAAGAAAGCATATGCAAAGGGTTATTATAAACTATAAGCCTGAAGCAGCAATAGATGCAGACTTATTTTTAAGATATGACTACGAGGATAAAGATGCACCGAGACCTGCAGCATATCCACTAGATTCAGAAGATGTTGTTGCTATATATGGTACGTCAGTTTATGGAGTACCTACATATGGTGGAGCATCACAACCTTTAGTTAGGCAAGCAGTAGAAGGTTCAGGATTTGCTGTTGCTTTAAGAGTTACGGATGGCACAGGAAGTGCACCTTATTCACTTAAAGGTTTTCAATTAGAATATCAACTAGGAGCTAGACGTTAATGGGAGCTACATATACAAGACAGTCCTCGTACACAGATGGAGACGTAATAACTGCTGCTCATACCAATGATGAGTTTAATCAGATATTAGCTGCCTTTGCCGCAGGAACAGGACACACACATGATGGCACAGCAGGTGAAGGTGGTCCTGTTACTAGCCTACTAGGTAATACACTTAGCTTTGGCGATGGTTCAACAGATGCTGATATAGTCATTACATTTAATGCAAATGGTAATGATGGTGTAATGAAATGGATGGAAGACGAGGATTATTTTGAATTTAGTGATGACATACTTATTGCTTCTACAGAGAAGTTACAATTCAGAGACACAGCTATATACATCCATTCAAGTACGGATGGACAACTTGACATTGTTGCAGACACAGAAGTACAAATAGCTGCCACTACCATTGACATAAATGGTAATGCTGACGTATCAGGAACACTTACCTATGGCAGTTTATCTGACGGTACAATAACTATTACAGCTTTTGCTGATGAAGATGACATGTCTTCTAATAGTAATACCCTAGTGCCTACACAGCAGTCTGTAAAGGCATACGTAGATGCTACAGTAACTGCTCAAGACTTAGACTTCCAAGCAGACAGTGGTGGTGCGTTAAATATTGACTTAGATAGTGAGACACTTACACTCACAGGTGGTACAGGAATTGACACAAGTGGTAGTGGTAATGCTGTTACCTTTGCAATAGATTCTACTGTAGCTACACTTGCAGGTTCTCAATCACTTACCAACAAAACAATAGATGTAGATAACAACACTGTATCTAACATTGAAGTTGACAATCTTAAATCAGGTGTATTAGATACAGATTTATCTTCTGTATCAAGCAGTGATGATACATTAGCTTCTGCAAAATCTATTAAAACATATGTAGATGCTCAAGTTACTGCACAAGATTTAGACTTTCAGGGTGACTCAGGTGGAGCATTAAGCATTGACCTAGACAGTGAAACCTTAGACATTGCAGGTGGCACAGGTATTGACACAACAGGTTCAGGCAATACACTTACTGTAGCCATTGACAGTACTGTTGCTACACTAACAGGTTCACAGTCGCTTACAAACAAAACTGTTGATGCAGACAATAATACAATATCTAACATTGAGGTAGATAACTTAAAAGCATCTGCTGTTGTACTTGAATCAGAAGGTATTGGCTCTAATGACAATGATACAACTATACCTACTTCAGCGGCTGTTAAAGATTATGTAGATACACAGATTACTGCTGAAGATTTAGATATAACAACAGATAGTGGCACAATAGCTATTGACTTAGACGGTGAGACTTTAACTGTTTCAGGTGGAGAAGGTATAGATACTTCTGCTACAGGAAATGCTATCACTATAGCCGGTGAAGATGCTTCTACTTCTAATAAGGGTGTTGCTTCTTTTAGTTCTGATAACTTTGCTGTATCAAGTGGTGCTGTAACAATTAAAGATGGTGGTGTTGTAACTGCTGAATTAGCTGCTGATGCTGTAACAGGTGATAAGATAGCAGATGATGCTATAAATTCTGAACATTATACAGATGGCTCTATTGACACTGCACACATAGCTGATTCACAAATTACTGTAGCTAAGATGGCTGCTAACTCAGTTGATAGCGACCAATATGTAGATGGTTCTGTTGACAATGAGCATTTAGCAGGTTCTATTGCAGATAGTAAACTTAGTACAATCTCAACAGCTAACAAAATATCACTGACTGCATTGGACATAGATGGTGGTACAGATATAGGTGAAGCAGTTGCCGATGCAGACTTGTTTATTGTTGATAATGGTGCAGGTGGTACAAATAGAAAAGTAACAGCTTCTGCACTTAAAACGTATGCAGGAGGAGCTTCAGCAAGTAAAGGCTTTGCAACAGCTATGGCAATAGCATTATAATCAGATTTTACTTGACAAAAGAAGCGATACCGAGTATAATTATATAAAAGGAAAAAGAAATGGCACAAGACTTTGAAAGAACCCTTACAGCTAATATAGATACTGCTCTTGCAGATATAAGAGCTACATCAAACAGTGATGATGCAATAGTTGGTATAAGGATGGCTAACATACATACATCACAGATAACTGTAGACGTAGCTATTACTGACAATAGTAATAACGTAACAGCTTACCTAATTAAATCTGCACCTATACCTGTAGGTGGTGCATTAGAGTTAATAGATGGTGGTTCAAAAATAATATTACAAACAGGTGATAAACTAAGAGCAAAGTCAAGTGTAACAAATTCACTTGATGTTGTTGTCTCAGCAGTTGATACTATTAGTGAATAGGAGATAGAATGGCATACTTAGGAAATGTAGTACCTGCTAACTTCCAAGCACCACCTGCTGTCGTAAGATTTAATGGTGATGGTTCTGATACAACCTTTGCACTAGGAAGAACAGTAGGTTCAGTACAAGAGATACTTGTAAGTGTTGATGGTGTTGTCCAAGATAGTGCAGCTTACACTGTACCTGATGGCTCAACATTAACATTCTCGGCAGCACCCTCAAGTGGTACAGGTAATATCTTTGTATACTTTCTTGAGTTATCAGCAGGAACAATTACACCTACAGCAGAGTTCAAGGGTAACTTTAAAAATGGTGGTATGTTTAGAACTAATGCACAAGCCTTAGATACAAACATAACAATACTTGCCACAGAAAATGCACAGGTAACAGGAACACTTACTGTAAATAGTGGCATCACATTGACTGTCAATGATGGTGGAAGGTTGGTGGTATCGTGAGTACAATCAAGGTAGATAAGTTACAAGGCACAAGTGGTAGTGATACTGCTATTACAATGAGTGGTGCAAATGCCACAGTTGGTGGCACACTTGCAGTTACCGGTGTACATACAGTTGGTAATAATGCTATACACACTTCTGATGGTGGAGCAGCTACACAAAACCTTGTTCAAGGGTTAGTAAAGGCATGGGTTCATGCTCATTCCCATGACCCACAAGATTCTTTTAATATAGCTTCAGCTACTGATAATAGCACTGGTAATTATACATTTGGGTTTACAAATGATTTTGCTAGTGCAAGTATCTGTCCTGCTGGTGCGAATCAATCAACAAGAAATGGGCAAGGTCTTTTTATGAATCCCGGCACAACTGGCGTGAATGTAAATCCATCAAATGCTAGTGGTGCTAGTACAGATTATAATACGACTACAGTAATATCAGGAGACCTAGCGTGAGTACAGTAATATTAGACACAATCACAGGCAAGTCCACTGCAACAACCATAACCATTGGCTCAACACCTGTAGTTAGTGCAAGTGCAAACTCTATGACTATTAGAGGTGAGGGTAGCAATCAGACAAGTATACAGCAAGGGTTGGCAAAGGCATTTTTAGCTTATAAAGCTACGGATACTGCGGCAATATATGATAGCAATAATATCTCTAGTGTGTCAGACAATGGCACAGGAGACACAAGTCCAACTTATACCAATAGCTTTAATAGTGGTACCGGCTATGCCTGTTCAGCATTTGCTCAACAAGATTCAGGTGGTGGTGGAAGAGTTATGGCAGGAAAAGGTACACCCGGCACTGGCGATAGACGAGTTGAGAGCAAAAATCTCTCAAATACTTCAGTTGATTTATTGTATTTTAATATAAGTTATCACGGAGACTTAGCATAATGGCAAACGGAACAATAGCATTTGATACATTATCAACAAGTGGACAGATAACAGGTACAGCTAAGTCTGTGGATACAGATTATGTTGTGAATGGTAGTGCGAAGGCTTGGGTTAATTTTAATGGTACAGGCACTATAGCGACAAGGGATAGTTTTAATACTGCTAGTCTTACTGATGGTGGTACAGGTGACTACGTTTTGAATTTTTCAAATGTAATGTCTGATGCTAATTATTCAGTTACAGGTTCTTCTTCTGTTTTAATTGGAAGCTTTGAAACAATGTTTGTTCCCAATTTTAAACCACCGGGAACAGAAACTGCTTCAACAACATCTGCATTTCAATTTGCAGTTTTAAGACCGAGTACTACACAGCCTTATGATGTTCCTTATGTGTATGTACAAGTACATGGAGACTTAGCATGACAATAGAAACACCAGAATTTCAAGGCACACATCTTTGGGATAGATTGTGTTGGGCAAAAGAAAAGCTAGAGCCACACAGAACAGAATACTGTGTAGTATGGGAAGACCCAGAGACACCTGATGAACCTGCAAAGATTACACATCCTGACCCTAATTGGATGGCTTGTGCATTAAAGGGTGGCATCTTACCACCTGTAGAAGCCTATTGGGAACTCAAGAAGGATGAAGAAAAGCCTGACTTTGTAAAGCATACAAGAGGTTACTTGTTACACAACACTAAACCTATTGAAGCTATGACAGAAGAACAGGCAATAGAATATCTTATTATGAAAGACTTACCAAGACATGTATGGCAAGACTATGACAAAGCCAACAAACCTCGTATGCTCATTTGTACTAAGTCACAGTTACCAAGCACTAGAGTGTGGCGAAATGCTTGGAAGATTAATGAAGACATAAACACCACGCATAATGAAGAAGCTGCTTAAAGGAGAAACCAATGGCAACAACAAACATCGTAGACAAAGATGGTAACAGTATATCTGCTTCAGATGCTACTGTTCCTTCAGACAGGCACTTCAGAGGTGCATGGTCATTATCAGGTACAACCATAACAGAAGATTTGGCTGTAGCTAAAACTATATTCAAGGATAAAGTAAGGGAAGCAAGAGGTCCTCTACTTGATGCTGAAGATGTAATCTATATGAAAGCATTAGAAGCTGATGATTCAGATGCAAAGACTGCAAGTGTAGCAAAGAAGAAAGCATTAAGAGATGCTCCTGCTGCAAGTGCAATATCAAGTGCAGACACTATAGCTAAACTTAAAGCTGCTTGGGATACAAGCACATTAGGTGACAGTCCATACGCATAAGGAGTAGTTAATGGCTTTAACAAAAGTAATAGGTAGTGGAATTGGAACTGTAACTAATCAGTTTGCTGATGCTAATATGTCGGCAGGTAGTGTTATACAGGTTATTGAAGCAAGATTATTGTCTCAATTTAGTACAACTAGCACAAGTATGGTTGAAACTGGACTAAGATTGTCAATTACACCAACTGACAACAACAATAAGATATTACTTTTATCAACTTTTAGTTTGTATCATTCAACAGCATTTATGTATGCAACAATATTCAGGAATCATTCTGGAATTAGTGATACAAATTTAGAAACACAAAGTGGTCAGGCTTTATGTCAATTACACGCAGCAGGTGCTCAAGGTAGTCCTTCATGTATATCTATTTTTGACAGTCCTGCAACTACTAATGAAGTAACTTATAATGTTAGAGTAAGAGTACAAAGTGGAACTGGTTATTTCAATATAAATACTAGTCCTGCTTTTTTACATGCAATGGAGGTGCAAGTATGAGTAATTTAACATTTAATCAGCATAAAGCATTGAGAAAATTAAACTCAAATATTGTTACAATTTCTGGAACTGTAGCCACAGATAAAGATGATAATGTGATTACTTATGACTTGGATGCTGTAAATGCAGAGGTTGAAGCAAAAGCATATCAAGAAAAAAGAGCAATAGAATATCCATCAATGGCAGACCAACTAGATGACATATATCACAATGGTATAGATGCTTGGAAAGCTACCATTAAAGCTGTCAAAGATAAGTACCCAAAGGAGTAATAATGGCATACATAGGCAAATCTCCTTCACAGGGAGTACGTAACAGATTCCAATACCAAGCTACGGCAGGACAAACATCCTTCAGTGGTTCTGATGCAAACTCATTGACACTTACCTACACAGATAGTTTGTACTTAGACGTATATCAGAATGGTATATTGCTTGTTCCGGGAGATGACTACACAGCAACTACAGGTACAACTGTGGTGCTTGTACAAGGTGCATCACTTAATGACATCATTGAGATGGTAGCCTATGATGTGTTCTCAGTTAACGAGACATACACTAAGACTGAATCAGATAACAGATACCCATTCAAAGGTAACAACTCAATCATCAGATTAAATGGACAGACAATAAGTGCAGACATTACAATAGATAGTGATGAGAATGGTGTATCAGGTGGTCCTATAACGCAAAGTGCAACAGTCACTGTTAATGGATATTGGAGTATAGTATGAGTTCACAATTAAATGTAGACACCATTGTAGATAAAGCAGGGTCAGGTGGCACGAATGTAAAGATAGGTAATACTTCAACTTATGTGG